AACAAGCGTTTAGTTACTGGGTGCGTCCCGACCCGACCCGTCGCATGGTAAGAATATGGGATAGACTTTTTATAGGGAATGGTACTTTATGTAGTGGTGGACTTGGTGATAGGGGAATTATAGAAGTTACGCAATCCGCTGGGAACCAAAATATAACATATAGGTATTTAAACGCGGGAAGTGACGGCCACGGTCCATACACAGCATCGGGAAGCAGCGCTGTAAATTACTCTATATGGTGTAATGGGAGAGTGAGATCTTCAGAATTTAATGCTTCTTCTGATGAACGTATAAAAAAGGATATTGTAGATGTTGTAGATGCATCTGCACTTGAAAAATTAAGACTTCTCAAACCAAAAACGTATAAATATAGAGATAAATTAGAAAGAAATGATAATACAGTATATGGATTCATTGCACAAGAAGTTGCTAATGTTATACCATATGCAGTTTCTACATCAATTGATGAGATTCCAAATATATTAACACACGCATCAGTTACACGGAACGATACGTTCTTTCCTCCAGATAGCAATGTATACTACATGCCGTCAAATGTTCACGTTTCCGAATCGAGTAACATATTCGATATTCGTCTAGATACGAGTGTTCCTGGTTTATCCTTATCAAACACGTGCACTATTAGTATTACAACAGATACGGATGTAAAGGATTCATTTAGTGTAGTTAAACAGGAAGGTGACGTGATAACTATAACGTCGGGTAAAGAAATCGAAACTACAAATGTATTTAGTAATGTATCTAATGCATTTGTATACGGAGAAGTTGTATCAGATTTCCATAATTTAAATAAAGACTCTGTATGGACAATATCTTGTGCGGCTTTACAAGAAATTGATAGACAATTACAAGCTGAAAAGACGAAGGTCGTGACGTTAGAAACACAAGTCGCTGATCTATTAGCGCGAGTTACCGCACTCGAAAATAACTAATTTACCATTATGGAAAAAATGTCAGAATGGTAGAAAGTTTACTTTACTTTCGTGGGAATGTATCCATGATTGCTAAGGTAATAACACCCGCAATAAAGAACAAAACAACATAATTACACTCGGTATCCTCTCCCCTAGTAGAAGGTTTACGCTTCTCCTGGATTGGGACTGATACTTCTCGTGAAGGTCTCGGTCTTTCAATAGGATCTTCGTCTAAAGGACAATACCCTATCATTTATACTATATTTTACAAATTAATTTCAACCGATTTTTTCTTTTTCCCTCGTTTACCCTTGGTCTGGGAAACTTTAACTTCCCGCACTTCACCATCACCACCTTCTTCAGTATCGCCTGTATTTGGTGCCTCGGCAATATCGGAAATATCATCATCGTCACCATCATCTACAGGTATTGTTTCCTGAGGCTCAATACTTGTTGTATTCATTGGCGGCGTTGGTGGCATCATAATATTACCCATAAGACTGGAAATATCTAAACCCGGACCTTGCATTTCTCGCCTTCCATTCGAATCTGTTTTTTCGTCTGTCTGCTGTGACTTTGGAACTGTGTTTTGAACCGCAGATACCATATTCTGAACGAGTCCTGGGTTTTGTTTAATCACATCATTCATGTTTGGCATAACGGATTTAAACATACTATTCGTCAAATGGAACATCATTGCAGACCCACCAAGCATCATAATAAGCTTAATTTCTGGTGCAACATGCATTTTCGATCGGTATTTCACATATAACTCCTCAAAAACTTCATCGTAATCGTCTACATTTTCCATAACATTCTCAGACCATCCATCGAGTTGAATTTCAAATGGGTTATACTTCTTATTCATAAATTCAAGACCTGTAGTACACGCAATAAGCATACGTCTAGAAAACTTTATCGATTTGTCTACATCTATACTATATGTAATTCGTTTTACTTCGCTTCTAAGTTCATCTATTGGAGAATAAGCATTTAAACGTTTATTTACAGTAAACCCCTTTTTTTCTAAACGTCCAAGTTTATTAACAAGATCCGCTTTTTCTTCATCGATTGTTTTAAAACCAGGTGATGGTTTTTCTTCCTCCTCTTCCATACCGTAACCACCGCCTCCATAATCCATTTCTGGTTCTGGTTCATCGTATTCACCGTAATCAACAGGTGCTTCTGGAGGAGGTGCAGTTGGGTGCGCCTGTTTATTTGGATTTGCAAAAGAGTCAATGTCTTCCTGGAACACTTGTGGTGCAGGTGGTGTAAATTGTGTCTTCATTCTTGAAATTTGTTTTTTTACAGGCTGAGGTCGAGGAACATCAATCTCAATTTCGTTCATCAGTGCTTGTTCACTGTCATCAAGTTTCATAACATTAGTATTTCTACGATCAATAATAATTTCACCGTCCATTACTCTTTATGTTGAAACTATTCTATTCTCTTTAACGCACTTTATAAAAAATATTGTTTCAATATAAATGAAACTTAACAACACCAACAAAAATACTATCCGTGCCATCGTCGTCGTCGTCGGCATATTATGTGTCCTCGCCATGTTGCGTACCAGTGGGTACCAGGGCAAAGATATCGAAATTGAAACCACTAATACGGGTTCGCTCTTCGACATCCCATCCACTGAAGAATGTTTGAAGACTGCCTATTATTCCGACAGTAAAGGCGGTGTATGCGATGGTCAAAAACTTGTAAGAGAACAAGCGGGATACAAGATGAAGTAAAATCTCCAGTATATATAAATGGCTTTAGTGACTACTCAATCCACTTTACCCGATTTCGAACATGAGTATCATACTGTTATAGTTGATACAGTTGATGATACTTCTAAACAAAAATTCATATCACACTTCCCAACACCACTCGAAAATATAGTCCAGGTTCAATTAACAGCGGCCCATATTAACGGTATAGGTGGAGCACATAAACTCATTCACCTCAAAATCGATGAATTAAGAACCATTTTTTCTCAAAGAGGAAAAACAGATCTCGATACATCCGATGATAATATGATCAACGGCGTTTTCGGAACCCTCGTAACAGACGGTACATCTAGACTCGTTTTTAAAAATGAATACCCAGTTATTCAGCAATATTATAACCCAATACGAAAACTCGATAGAATAACCGTAGATGTATTAAAAGAAACAGGAGCCGCGGCAACTACATCCGAAACCTGTTTAATATTTAGATTCGTTTGCAAAAAAAGAAATGCACCCCATTAATTATTTCAGGGCGTTACAACACTTATATTTTAAACCTTTTCTTATTATAAATGTCATCTGGTATTGTTCAACTTATTGCAATTGGTGCTCAAGACGAACACATTATGGGCGAACCAGAGATTTCGTTTTTTACATCAACGTTTAAACGGCATTCTAACTTTTCACAGTCCGTAGAAAAACAGACAATACAAGGATCTGTGAAAGGCAATTCCATGTCATCCATTAAATTTGATAGATCGGGTGACTTATTAGGGTATACGTACCTTACAATAGATGATAATACAAAATCATACGATATTCAGAGATGGGATACACTTATCGATAAAGTCGAACTTCTCATAGGTGGTCAAGTAATAGACACACAAGATGCAATATTCACTGAAAAGATAGCTATAGATACATTTGCAACGAATGTATCTAAGAGTGCTAATGGTACACACCCAGGTATAAGCGCACGCTCATACTTTTACCCTTTCAGATTCTTCTTTTGTGAAGGAGCACAATGTGCTTTACCTATAGTTGCGTTACAATACCATAACGTCGAATTACGTATACATTGGGGACCAGATGCAGGAAACTATAATTTTGAGTGTTATTCAAACTATTATTATCTCGATAATGAAGAACGTGGTAATCTTGTGTCTCGTAACCATAACTTAATAATCACACAAGTTCAAAAAAGTGTTCCTTCGCATGAACTCGTACAAGAACTTACATTTAACCACCCCATAAAATATCTCGCATCTTCGGATACAACAACAGAAGGGGCATTAACATCGACATCAAATAAAATCAAAATCGAAATAAATGGTTTAGATATAGGTAATTTCAAATGGGCAAAGCCGCACTTTATAGATGTTATGAACTATTACCATACAAACTTTGTTACATCACCCGATTTTTTCTTATATTGTTTTTGTTTATCGACGAGCTCACTCCAACCGACAGGAACGCTCAATTTTAGTCGTTTAGATTCCGCAAAGGTAATCAGTCAAAAAATGGTTATCACTGATCCTATATACGCCGTTAACTATAATATACTCAGAATAGAAAATGGAATGGCTGGTCTCATTTATGCAAATTAAAATACGTACTTATATTAAATATGGTTAAAAACATACCTACGATAGAGCGGTCTACCAAAATCCGGTTTGGTAAACACGCTAACGATAATCAGGCTGAAAACTCAATAGTTTTTAATGCATCTAATGAGGCCATATCTGCATCAACACCAGGTGCTGTATATATGACACCTTTGCGTCAGGCTTCTGTAGGAGGTGCAACTTTTGTAGGATATGATGCAACTACAAAAGAAGTTGTAGATACAAATGTATTGACATCACTCTTAGGTGGTATTTCGTTAGATGAAGCATCTAAACAGGGGAATGTAGTTACAAATACATCACCCCATTTTGCACATACAGTAACTGCGTTTACAACAAGATATGGTTCAAATGTTGGTATTGCAAATACAAGTCCTATACACGCTTTAGATGTCGGTGAAAATTTATCTATTACACGTCATGGTAATGTTTCAACGACTGGTAAAATAACAGCTGGACAATTTTATGGAGATGGTGGTGCACTTTCAAATATTGCAACTACTCTCAACGAGGTTATTTTGCTTGGTAATACAGCTTCATCAAAAACAGTCGAGTTTAATTATGCAAGTGGCCCATCTCTAATTACGGCAAATACTGTTGGTATTTCAAATGCCAATCCTATACACACGTTAGATGTTGGGTCGAATTTATATGCGGAAGATACCGCGGTAGATGTCTTAAATGTCACGGGTAATGTAAATGTATCCAATTATGTAAAAACAACCAACGTCGTTGCGTCAAATATAAGTTTAACTTCAATTACACAAGGCGATCTATTAGTGGGTCCATCGTCGGGAACTGTATTAGAAAAACTTGCGGCTTACACGGGACCATCATCTCTTTCAGGTCCAGCAGCTATGTCCTCTAACTCGTCGGGTGGAAATACCGCATCTTCGAGTGGTCCATCTGCAGTACAAGCCAATGCGTGGAAAGCATTTGATGGAAGTGATAGTACCAGCTTTATATGTAGAGAATTTGATTATCAGCATTTTGG